TATAAGTACAGGAGTGTACGTCACGGTTAAGCTAGTAACCTGTATAAATTAAGACGCTAGTAGGTTCGGGGATGCCTTCATTAGAAGATCCCCACTTATTTTAAGGAGAAACTATGCCATCACTACGTAAGAAAAAGATACACACGCTGATAGAAGATATACATCATCTATTACAGCATGGTAAAGAAGAGTTAGATCAAGATAATCTAAAAGAGTTTCTTAGCGTAATGCAAGAAGAGGTAGAACGTTTTCTACAACCCTATGAGGGAGAACGTAAGCGTTTACGTCTTTCTGCTGTAGGTCGTGATGATCGTAAACTCTGGTACGAGATCAATGATCCTATACCACGTAAAGAAACACCTCAGTTACGTATGCGCTTCTTCTATGGACACATACTAGAGGCTCTTCTTTTGTATCTTGCTACAGAGGCAGGGCATAAGGTAGAGCATAAACAAGCTGAAGTTATAGTAGAAGGTATTAAAGGACATATAGATGCTGTTATTGACGGTGTATTAGTAGACGTTAAGTCTGCATCCGACTATGGCTTCAAGAAGTTTAAAGATGGTCAGCTAGTAAACGATGATCCTTTTGGTTACATCGCACAGATAAGCTCTTATATGGAAGGTATGCAACTAGAAGAAGGAGCTTTCTTTGCGATTAATAAGAACAGTGGTGATCTTTGTCTGCTACAGATGGATGAGTTGATGACTATCAATGCTCCTGACAGAGTACGACACATAAAAAAAGTAGTTGCTTCTAAGAGTATACCAGATAAATGCCATCAAGATAAACCTGAAGGTGCTAGTGGTAACAGAATAATAGCCAAAGGTTGCTCTTTCTGTGACTACAAGTACAGATGTTGGGCAGACTCTAATGATGGCGTAGGATTACGAACATTTAAATACTCTAGTGGATGGAAACACTTCACTAAAATATTAAAAGAACCTAATGTAGAAGAGGTAATGTAACATGAGTAGTATAGTAAAGGCACACGCTCCTTGCACTGATTGCGGCAGTAGTGACGCTTTAACCATATACGAAGATGGGTCTTTCTGTTTCTCTTGTAACAAAGTACGTAAGGACGGTGAAGTCATGGAGTTAGAAGAAGCTATCAAAGTAACCACTAAAAACAGTACTCTTACTGTAGGTCAAACACAAGAACTAAAGCGTAGGCAAATAAGTAAGTCTACTGCACACAAGTACAGTATTACTGTTTTAAACGATAAGCACTACTATCCGTACTTTAACTCTTGGAACGAACACGTAGCCAACAAAGTACGAGGAGCTAACAAGTCTTTCTCTGTTGAAGGAGACATACGACAGTCAGGTTTATTCGGTCAGCAACTCTTTAAGAAGGGTGGTAAGTACATTACTCTGTGTGAAGGAGAGCTAGATGCTCTATCAGCGCATGAGATGTTTGATAGCAAGTGGCCTTGCGTTAGCATTAAGACGGGTGCGGCAGGAGCTTGTAAAGACGTTGAAGATAACTACGAGTATCTCATGAGCTTTGAAAATATCATTATATGCTTTGATAACGATAAAGTCGGTATAGAGAATGCTCGTAAGGTAGCTGAAGTATTATCACCTAAAGCTAAGATCATGAACATGCGCTACAAAGATGCTTCTGAGTATCTCATGGAGTCTAAGCAGACTGAGTTTTCTTCTGATTGGTGGAACTCCGATAGTTTTACACCTGACGGCATAGTAGCTGGCACAGATCTATGGGAAACTCTCATTAAAGGGCCAGAAAAGTCTGTTGTAGACTATCCGTTTGCTGGACTCAACAACATGACCTATGGAGTTCGTAAGGGTGAGCTAGTAACTATATGTGCGGGTACAGGTATAGGTAAGTCTAGCTTTTTACGTGAGATTATTTATCACATCTACGGTAACACTGACGAGAACATAGGGCTTATGTTCATGGAAGAAAGTGTTCGTACTACTGCTGAAAGCTTAATGGGTCTACATCTCAATAAACCTTTGCATCTTCCTGATGTGGTTTATGAGGATGAAGAGTACGAGAAAGCCTTTAAAGAAGTATTAGGTTCTAATCGCTTCTTCTTCTTTGATCACTTTGGCTCTAATACAATAGAGAACATCATCTCTAGAATACGTTATCTTGTTAGAGCATTAGGATGTAGATACATTGTATTAGATCATATCAGTATACTAGTGAGTTCACAAGAGAACTCTATGGACGAGAGAAAGACCATTGACTCTTGCGTGACTAAACTACGTACACTTGTACAGGAGTTAGGTATCTGTCTCTTTATGGTATCTCATCTACGTAGACCTTCTAGTGGTTCACATGAGACAAATACTGCTGACGTTGGTCTTAATGACATACGAGGATCACACAGTATAGGTCAGTTAAGTGACATAGTTATAGCTCTAGAGCGTAACGGACAAGCGGATTGCATCATAGAAAGACACACAACCTATGCCAGAGTAATAAAAAATAGGTTTAGTGGGTTGACAGGACAATGTACTAAGTTGTACTATGACTATGATACAGGACGTATCACAGAAGCTGAGTTGTTATATAATAAAGTAGAGGAACTATAGTTTGGTTGCAAGGTACAGATCTAGATTTGAAGCAGACTTCTCTAGAGATTTAAGAGAAAGAGGTATCAAAGCTACCTATGAGCCTACTAAGATACTCTATGTTCCTAAACCTAGAAACTATACTCCTGATTTTTATTTGATAGAGTATGGCTTCTACATAGAAACTAAAGGGTATCTTACCTCTTTAGATAGAACTAAACATAAACTTATTAAACAACAACATCCTGATATTGATATACGTTTTATATTTCTTAACGCACGTAATAAATTACATAAACACTCTAAAACTACTTACGGTGCTTGGTGCGACAAATATGGTTTTATCTATGCAGAGAAAAGGATGCCTGAAGAATGGATGATAAAGACGACAGTGAAATAGAAAGTAAAGTTCTAGACAGTGTACAAGCTCTAGAGAAGATAATAGATAAAGCCTCTAAAGAAAGTAATGAAGAGGGTACAACTAGTGTAGCTATCATGTTAGAAGAAGTGTCAGAGAATGATGGAGAGCACCGCCACAATAGCTTTAACGTATCTATCTTTGACTTCACTAGAGAAACTGAGGCTATGGCTACAGGTGGTGTATTAGAGCCTTCTATTAGTACTTGCGTAGCGTATGGTCTACTATCTCTTCTAGAGAAAGACACAGAAAAGATTGTCCAAGAAGGCTATACCTTTCTAACAAAGAAAATTGAAGATGAAATAAATAAGAAAAAAGAAGCACCTGTCGTCTATTTTGAAGATTACAAGAAAATTGTAGACACGGAAACAATAGATTTACCATTGACCTCTAAGATGAAATTTGGTATAAAAGAAGAAGAACCAGATGAAGGAGCATAACTTTTGAATAATAACTTTGATAAGGATGTTAATCATCCTGCACACTACAACTTAAATGAATATGGTATTGAATGTATAGATGCTATTCAAGCTTCTATGCCTCTTAGTGGTTTTGAAAACTATCTAAAAGGTAACATCATTAAGTACTTATGGCGTTGTAACTATAAAGGTAACAAGCTAACAGATTTACACAAAGCTAAATGGTATCTAGCTAAGTTGATACATATACAAGAAGACGATGATGATAATGGAGATAAGGTAGTAGTTACTGATCAAATGGATATGTACGCTGATTTAGAAAAAACATTAACCAATACTACTACTAACTTTAATGTTACGGTAGGTGCATCATGAGTGTACCTTTTGATGGTTATCAATCTTTTATCTACAAGAGTCGTTATGCACGTTGGGATGACACAGAGTCAAGACGAGAGAACTGGCCTGAAACAATAGATCGTTATCTTACTTTTATGTCTAATCACGTAAATAGTCTAGAAAGTAAAACTAAAGGTGTTTGGAATAACTTTGAAGAGTCTTTCTCTGAGATAAGAAGTATGATAGAGAAACAAGAAGTAATGCCATCTATGAGAGCATTAATGACCTCTGGACCTGCTCTAGCTAGAGAGAACATATCAGGGTATAACTGCTCTTATCTTCCTATAGACAATCCACGATGCTTTGATGAAATACTATATATTCTAATGAACGGTACAGGCGTAGGTTTCTCTGTAGAACGTAACGCTGTTAACAATCTTCCTGATATTCCTGATGAGTCATTTCAATACACTAATGATCTTATCTCGGTAGCAGATAGTAAGACAGGTTGGGCTAGAAGCCTACGTGATCTTATCAGTCTGTTATATACTAGCCGTATACCTAAGATAGACTACAGTAACATACGTCCTGCAGGAGCAAGACTTAAAATCTTTGGTGGTAGAGCTTCTGGCCCTGAACCACTAGAGGACTTATTTAAGTTTGTAATAAGTATCTTTATAGACGCTAGAGGCCGTAAGCTCTCCTCTATTGAATGTCACGATATTGTCTGTAAGATAGGTGACGTTGTAGTTTCTGGCGGTGTAAGACGTTCTGCTTTGTTGTCGTTGAGTGATCTGTATGATGATCGTATGCGTCACGCTAAAGCAGGAGAATGGTATCTAAAAGAACCTCAGAGAG